GAATTACCGGTTCCGGTATTAGCTAGTCTGTCACTGCGGAAAGAATATTGGCGTTTAAACATTCAAATAACTATTTATTTGTGATGTATTAGCATCATTTACGAGAGGACTCTATATGTCAAGCATGTTGGACCAGGCCATTGTTGACGCACAATCCTTACGAGAAGCAGCACTTAACAATGCTGAAAGTGCGGTTGTCGAAAAATACTCTTCAGAAGTAAAGGAGGTGATGAGCCGCCTTTTGGAACAAGATGAAGATGTTGAATTAGACCTGGGTATGGGCGACGAAGAAGTGGAAGCTTCTGCTGTCTTAGATGATATTCCGGCTACTCAAGACCCGGATATTGAAGATGACGAAGTTGTGGTCATTGATTTAGACCAAATCATTGCTGCCGCTGGTGCTGAAGCAGAGGACGAGGACCAAGATGTAGAACTCAGTGCTCTGGAAGTAGCAGATGAAATAGGGTTGGATGCGGATGTGGATGCGCTGGAGCCTGGAAATCGTGATGATGAAGTAGAACTGAACGAGTCCGACCTTTTAGATATTTTTCAAGAAATGATGGTCGTTGATGTAGACCAAGAAGACATAGACTTAGGCGAAATGTTAGACGAGGAAGAAAAAGAAGACTACCGAGAAGAGGAAGTTATCGCTATGACTCGTAAAGATGGCATGGACCTAGAAGATACGCAAGTAGAGGAGGCTCTCCGAGAAGAGTTGGACACCACACTTGCACAAAATAAAGAACTTAAAAGAATTCTGGTAATGGCTAAGGAGCGCCTCGAAGAGGTTAACCTGGCTAACGCTAGATTGTTACATGCGAATCGTGTATTACAAGATACCTCCCTGAATGAGCAACAAAAAAATAAAATTGTTGAGATGATTTCGAGTACACGGTCAGTGGATGAAGCAGAGATGGTCTATGAGACCCTTCAAAAGACAATGGCGAGCGGCAAGAAGTCTGCTCCACAATCGTTGTCTGAAGCAGTATCAAGAAGTTCATCTGTGATTCTTAGTGGACGCCGTCAAACGGAACAAACCACTGATACCAACCCAGTGAAAGACCGCTGGGCTACCCTCGCAGGTTTGAATAACAAGTAATAAAAATAAGAAAAGGAGATTTTTTATTATGTCTATGATTGAGACACTTACAGAAGGCATTAGACAACGCTCTCTTGCCAATGAAGGTGAAGCTCTACTCTCTAAATGGGAGAGAACAGGACTCCTTGAAGGTTTGGATGAAAACGGTCGCTCGACCATGTCCCGCCTTTTGGAAAACCAAGCTGCACAGCTTCTTAAAGAAACCAGCACCATGCAAGCTGGTGATGTGCAGGGCTTTGCCTCAGTTGCATTCCCAATCGTCCGCCGTGTTTTCGGTGGTCTTTTGGCCCAGGACCTTGTGTCCGTTCAACCCATGAGCCTCCCCAGCGGACTCATCTTCTTCTTGGACTTTGTCTACAGTGGAGATGGAATTTCGCCAGTTCCGGGCGGTCGCTTGGGTAACATGACAGATACCTCGCTTTATGGCGGTGGTGTTGTCGGTCAACAGATTTCTCAAATCGGTGTTGACCTTGCCGCTAACAGCGGTAGTAAGGGCTTTTATGACCTGAACAACGGCTTCTCGTCCCCGACGGGTAGTTTTGTTGCTTCTGGCGTAACAACCCTTGGTTCCGGTACATACGGTGATGCTAACTCTCTGCCTGGCGGACAGTTCCATACCGTTCTTCGTTCTGACCCAACCCTGGTTTCTGGTACAAGCCGTTACTGGATTGGTGAGTTCAACCTCGAAATTCCTCGTGCCCGTGGTTTTGCAGTGCCTACCGGTTCTCGCAACGCTGACTTGACGGCATTGGCTATTTCAGGCGCTAACGGCGCTGGTAGCTTGCTTTACGGACAGAAGGGCTTCTATGCTCGTCGCCTGACTCAGTTCTCTGGTTCTAGTACCACCACCCTGTTGATGGTCGCTTTAGATCCTGAAGGTGAGCTTGGTTTCGGACTGGAAACAGTTGCGGTAACTGCCAACTCGGCTTCTCTGAGTTTCCCCACTGCCGATAGCTTTGTTGCTGCCGGTAACCCCTTTGGAGCCCTTGAGGGTTCTACCACTAAGGGTGGCTGGGGATTGGAAAACAATCCGAATATTCCGGAAATCGACATCAAGGTGGACAGCCTCGCAGTGACAGCAGTCACCAAGAAGCTGAAAGCTAAGTGGACCCCGGAATTGGCTCAAGATTTGAATGCTTACCATAACCTCGACGCTGAAGTTGAGTTGACCAGCATTCTGTCCGAGCAAATTGCTCTTGAAATTGACCAAGAAATCCTTGCTGATTTGGTCAATGGTGCCTCGGGCGGCACACTTTATTGGAGTCGTCTCCCAGGCAAGTTCGTGAACCGTGAAAACGGTGATGTGAACGGTAATAGCCTGTACCCTGACTTCACCGGCACGGTGAGTGAGTGGTATGAGACACTTCTGGAAACAATCAACGACTTGAGTGCTCGCATTCATCGCAAGACGCTTCGTGGCGGCGCAAACTTTGTTGTTTGCTCTCCGGAAGTGGCAAGCATTCTCGAATTCACCAGCGGCTTTAAGGCCAATGTTGAAGTTGATGGAGACAAGGGAAGCTGGGGTGCTGTCAATATCGGTTCGTTGAGCCGTAAGATGGACATTCACGTCGATCCTTACTTCATTCGCAACCTTCTCTTGGTTGGACGCCGTGGAAGCAGCTTCCTTGAGAGTGGGTATGTGTATGCTCCGTATGTTCCGCTGCAAGTCACGCCGACCATTTTTGGTACAGAAGATTTCGTGCCCCGCAAGGGTGTCATGACTCGCTATGCCAAGCAAATGGTGCGTCCTGACATGTACGGATTGGTTGTTGTTACAGACTTAGTCGGCTAATTAGCCTACTCGGTTTGAATAAAACCTGGAGAACCCCGTCCTTGTGGCGGGGTTTTCTGTTTTTATGTGCTAAGACCGGAAGACAAAACTATTTAATAAGGTTGACTGTGTCCCACCTATTTAATCGAGGAATTTAGTTAATGCCAACTAACCTACAACCTAAAAGCCAAGTAAGTGCTGTTGTTCTTCCATCTAAAGGGACTCATAGTGATGTCACCGGAGATTTGGCTTATAATATTTATTCGTCAAACGCCTTCATTAGTGGGGCTGTAGACCAAGTTGCCTATGTGTACACAAAGTTGGGAGGAAATGTTCTTGACTTAGAGATAACTCCCAAGAACGTATATAATGCGTATGAAGAGGCATGTTTAGAATATTCATACCTCATCAACACTCACCAGGCCAAAAACGTCCTTTCTGATATGCTTGGAAACAACACTGGTTCCTTCAATCAGGATGGCGAATTTACAGGCTCTTATGATACCAAAGCCAACTTAAAGTTCCCCCGCTTTCAGTTGGGATATGCAACTCACATTGGAAGAGGCGCTGGGCTTCATGCCGGGGTCGGAGCCTCGCAGCAAATTTATTCCGCTTCTTTTGATGTCGTCATTAATCAGCAGGATTATGATTTACAACAAGTAATTTATAGCGCCTCATTGGAACAAGACTCACTCTTTTATAACAAGGTGGGCAAATCTGCGGTATCAATTCAAAAAGTATATTACAAAACCCCCCGAGCCTCATGGTTGTTCTTTGGGGGACAAGCCGTGGGAACTGTAGGCAACCTTACTACTTACGGCATGTATGCCGACGACAGTACATTTCAAATTGTCCCAGCGTGGCAAAATGTTCTTCAGGCTTATGCATACGAAGAAGACATGAATGTGCGAGCTTCTCATTATTCCTTTAAGATTAACGATAACAAGCTTCGCATTTACCCTACTCCACAGGGAACTAACCCTAAGAAGTTTTGGGTAGACTTTAGGGTATCGGAAGATGCGTTCGACGAACCCGAAGATAGGAAGTATGGGGCTGATGGCGTCAACAACATGAATACCCTCCCCTTTCCTAATGTGCCCTATGAAAATATTAATAGCATTGGGAAGCAGTGGATACGCAGATTCTCTCTAGCTCTATGTAAAGAGACGCTGGGGCAGGTCCGCTCTAAGCTGGCAAGTATTCCTATACCGGGTAATGACGTCACCCTTAATGGTCCCGCCTTAATATCGGAAGCAAAAGAAGAACAGTCCGCACTTAGAGACGAACTTAAGACGGTGTTAGATGAGTTGGTCTATGGTAAGCTAGCCGAAGGCGACGCCGCCCTTCAGGAGGCGGTTAACCAGACAATTGGTAAAATTCCTCACGGCATTTATGTGGGATAACTAAATGGCAAACAACCGCTGGACTCAACCTGCCTCTCCTCCGCCTCCTATATTTGTAGGAAAGGCGGAGCGCAGCTTTGTTAAACAAATCAATGATGAGATTATTGAAAAGATTATCGGGGAACAGGTTTTGTATTTCCCTATTGATGTTGAGCGAACAGATTACCACCCACTTTATGGTGAGGCTATGAAGAAAACATTCCTTCCCCCGATTAGAGTATATTCCCTGGTTGAATATAACGGCTCTGACCGAGTGCAGGAGCGGTACGGTTTTGATAACTTATATAATATTACTATACATTTCCACAAACGCCGCCTTACTGAAGACCAAAACTTATTTGTACGTCTAGGAGACTTCTTACAGTACGATGATATGTACTTTGAGATTGTAGACGTATTTGAGCCCCGCTATTTATTTGGACAAGATAGTGCATTCACTACTGACGAGACCTCCCTTGAGGTGACCGCTGTAGCCAAGCAAGCACGACGAGGATTGTTCGATGCCAATTAATACCCCTTTAAATGTTGATTTAAACGCAGTATATCCACTAGCCCCCTCTAAGTTGGAGGATATTGATTATGCGCTTTATAACTACATTCACGACGAATTGGATATTTTCACTGATTCCAACCAGGGGTTTTCTAAGGTCCCCGTCATTTATGCAATGCCGGAACGAGCTTTTCAAATAAAAGATAACCCTGACCTTCGGCCCAATGGGAGAACTCTGGCTTACCCGTTGATTTCTATTTTGCGAGAGTCCATTGTCAAGAACCCAGAAAACAAAGGAAGGTATGGAGTTTATGTACCTCCGTACTTCGATTATTATGACCGTGGCGGCTCTATTGAAATTGCTCGGGTAGTGAACCAAGACAAAACAAAGAATTTTGCTAACGCCAATGCTATCCGCAAATCTTTCTCAGGAAAAAATGACAACTACCAAACATTCCCAGGGGTCAATGAGCAAATAGTTTATGACACTTTGACTGTTCCGATGCCCACGTTTGTGGAAGTAACATATAACATTCAGGTTATATCTGAATACCAACAACAAATGAATACTATGCTGGCCAGTTTTGCTGCTCAGAGCGGGACTCCTAGTGCCTTTAGTATTAAACACGATGGCAACTCTTATGAGGCATTTATTGACCCTAACTTTACGTTAGAAAATAATGTAGGTGCCCTAAACACTGACGAACGCATTTTTAAAAGCGGAATTACGATTAAAGTTTTGGGCTACCTCATCGGCGCTGGTAAAAACCAAGAGACTCCTAATGTAGTCCGCCGGCAGTCCGCCGCCAAAATAGAATTTCAACGAGAACGAGTAATACTCGGAGACATCCCTGAATATCACCCAGGACGAAAAGATAAATATCGCCCTTAAAGAGCGCCGTCATTTATAAGGAGATTGGAAATTAATGCTACTATTTATTAGTAGTGTATTCCAACACCTCGACTACTTTGATAGTGCATAAATATAGGAGAATAAGGCTTTGGCGGATAACCCTTCAAGAAAATTTAAGTTCATCTCTCCGGGCGTCTTTATTGACGAAATTGATAACTCCCAGTTACCAGCTTCCCCGGCGGATACTGGTCCTGTAGTAATCGGTCGCTCCTTTAAGGGACCCGGCATGACCCCTGTTACGATAACTTCCTTCTCGGATTTTGTGGACACCTTTGGCGAACCACTTCCGGGCGGACAAGGTGGAGATACTTGGCGTGAAGGTAATAAAACCGCCCCCACCTATGGAGCCTATGCAGCCCAAGCTTGGTTGCGAAACAACCCAACTTTGACCTATGTTCGCTTGTTGGGCGAACAACATCCTGACCTTACGAGCGATAGCGGAGAAGCAGGATTTAAGATTGGAGCCATGGATGCCACCAGTCTTACCGACCTTACTAAGGGCGGTGCTTGGGGGCTGTATGTTTGGCCTTCAGCCTCCGCCGGAAGCAATGATGGTGGTCCTGCGACAACGGGCTCACTAGCAGCCATTATGTATCTTAAAGACGGAGGCGGACGTGTTCAGCTTTCGGGTTCGATGATTGACCCCGTTGATGGCAGTACTCCTCATCCTACCGGTAGTTCGTGCCTGCTTATTCCCTCTAATAGCGATGGGACCTTGGTTATTCAAAACATTACAGCAGGTGGTGTAGGACCCTCTTCGGGAACCAAGTACCGAGTAAGTCTTGACCCCTCACGTCCAGATCT